CGGGATCAGCCGGTGGCTTGGCATCGACATCGACAACATCCGGCTCTGGAATCTTCGGCTTCTCCAGCTTATCCGTGCTGTCGATCGACGACGTGTCTTTAACGAAGCCTTCCCTCTCAGGCTTGTTCATGCATCAGCTCCCTTTTACATATTCAACTATAGAGCGATTTCTTCACAGTTTACGCCCTCCCAACGCACGCGCACCTGACCGTCGCGGGTGTTGGCTTCGAAGCCGCCTTTGACGACAGCATTGTGCAGCACGTATTCCAACTGGTTGGCGCACTGCGCGATCACCGTGACGTCGGTCTGGGCAATCAGATTCTCCAGCAGGAATGTCGGCAGCGTCGAGAAGTCGCCTTCGATGTAGGGGACTCTCGGCAGCTCCTGATAGCCATGCACGCCATCCTGCCCGGCAAGCATCGTGCGCTCGACCGGCGACGGCGACACTGTGAGATTGCCACGCAACGCGTACTGATTCGAATCCACCGACACGAATGCAATACCTGCGAACTTGATCGCCATGATCGTTTCTCCTCATCTCATTTTTTGAAAGGGGAAAGGAAGCCCGCTGTGCAGCGGGCTCAAGTCGGGGAGGACTCTTTACGGGCCAGCAAGCGCGCCGCCTGCGCCTGCGACGCCAGACAACCCGGTGTAGCCGACGATCGCGGTGTCGATGCCACGATCGTACTGCAAGCGGAATTGCGCCAGCACCGCGAAGATGCGAAGCTGGTTGATCAGATCAGGCGGGTACAGCACATTGAGCCGATTGGGATTGTTCGGGTCACGCTCGACCAGCAGGAAGCTCTTGAAGGTCGCCGTGTTCTCGACCAGACCGTTGAACTCGTCGTTCCTGTACTGCGCCACCAGTTCGGCCTTGGCGATGCCGGGCGTGATGATCGCCTGACCCGGCCCGAACCGTGTACCGTCATCGGCCAGCTTGTGACGCGGATACTTGGTGGTGATGGCGTGCCGCTGATTGCGCAGTAACGCCGCCAGTGTCGCCAGCGTCGTCACCAGCTCATAGGCATCGTCTGGCTGCCCATAGAGATTGAGCTGATAGGTCGTCTGCTCCCGGGCGATCTGCGTCATGCCCGACCCCGGCCAGCACTTCTGGATCGCCAGCCCATTGTTGGCCAGCGAATTGATTTCGTCGAAGTTGAACCGCATGTGCAGTTGCGCAGGCAAGGTGCCCATGAACTGCAACGTCTGCAACGGCCGCGCCGGGTCGTTGCTGAGCGCGCGCTGCGCCTTGGCAGTGTACGCCGCCGTATATTCGAACATCGGTGTCGGCGTCGTTTGCTCAAACGCCATGATCGAGATCACACCGCTGTTGCGGGTGTTGCCGAACGAAATCAGGCTGGTGTAGTCGCCGCGCTTGGCGCTGAAGACGTGGCCGAAATGCTGGCGCATCCAGCCCCACCGCCCGGTGTCGGAGAAGCCGTACTCGTTCTCCCATGCCAGCAGGCTGGTCGAATCGGTGTATGGCATCGCGACGTATTCGTACTCGTCCTCGCCCATATTCGAGATCAGATTGTCGAAGATCGGCGTGCCAGCACCCCCAGTCAAAAAACCGGTCGCGGGCAATGTCAACGTGAGACCGGTCGGCTCGATCTCGCCACCGATCTGGCCGTAGTAGTCCAGCATCACGGTGATATCGTTGCCGTTGATACCCTTGAACGAACAGGTCAGATCGACTTCAGCCGCCGTCGTGCCATTGACCACCGCCTCGACCGCCAACGCAGTGGTTGCGACACACGCATCGACAATCGCCGTTGCGACTTCATCGACCGTGTCGGTCGCACCGACATTGACCGGCACATAGATGCCACCAATGTACAGATGAATCGTCCCGGCTTCGGTCGGTGGCGTCGCCACCGTAATCTTGCCTGTTGCCGCCGTTGCGGCAACCGGTTCGGCGACCGGTCCGGCCCAGACTTCGTTGGCGAAGTTGTTCTTGAAGAACACCGTGAACATCCGCGTCAGCTCGGAGCCGATGCCGAACTTGGCTTCAGCCGTCGCCACCGATCCGATCGCGATCGGCACATCAGGTACCGCCGTGCCGTCGCTGTTCATCGTGCCGACCAGCAACGCCTTGAGATTGAGCGACGGCAGACCCGCCATCGACGGATCGACTTCCACCCAGTAAAGGGGTACCTTAATGTTGGACGGAATTTGAGCAAAACTGATGGGCATCACACCCTCCTTTCAATCTGGATTCGATTCATCGATTACGCAGCAGGCTGCGCATGCGACGGCCGGGATGACGGCTGCTTGCCGTTGCCATTGCCGTTGCGCGGCGCTTCCAGCGTCACCGAACCGTCCCTGACGCGCCGCTGCGTGAAGGTGTCGTTCGGCCATTCCAGACTGCCGGATGAACGAAACTTGCCCGCGCGCGGATGCTTGAGCAGTTCGCGCATCTCGTCGTCACGCGGCACCACGCGGACGCGCGGCACCTCACGGCCCTTGCGCACCTTTTCCATGCGCGCCATCTGCAGCTTCTTGCGCACTGACGGTTCGGGCTTTGATGTCGTGTCAGGGGATTTCTGCTCGTCTGCCATTGTATCCTCCTATGGCTCATGGATCGGGCGGCAATGGCGTCGGCACCGAATCCGGGTTGAACTCGTAGACCATCGTGACTTGCTGAATCGCTTCCTGCTCGGCTTCCGTGCCGCCGATCGGAAACGCCGTCGTCACCGTGACGCGCTGCAGATCGTCGAAGCCGTAGGGGTACCATTCGCTCTCAAACTGGAACGTCAGATCGAGCACGCGTTCGGCGACCGGCGTCTCGTTCTTGCTGGCCGCCATGCCGTAACGCAGCTTGCTGACGCGACCGCGCGGAATGCCCTTGAGCGCCACGCCCGACCCGGTGTCAAACATGTTGGTCAGCGCATCCATGCGAAACAACGTGCGCATGATGTGCCACGACACCGCATCGATATCCTTCATCAACTGCACACTGTCGTTGTTGCGCAGGATGATCTGGAATCCGAACTGCACATTGTGAACGAAGCGAATCGTGGTTTCGTCGATGTCTCCGGCTGGCGTCAGTGGCTCATCGGTAGCGAACACGCCAAGGAATGGCACCTGACTCCACAGCTCAACCGGCAACGCCGCCGAAATCCGTCTCACCGTGAAGTTGACAAAGAACGGGTCAGCCTCAAGCTGCGAAAAAATCCAGTCGTGCAGAACCCACGCGTAACTCTGCGTATCGAAGATCGTACCAGTATCGCCAGTCGTGACGTCTTCAAGAGGTGGTCTCATGGCCACGCTTGCCAATCGTGAAACTCTTCGACGGCGGCTCGTACTTGCGGATCGTCAGCGTGGTTTCGCCGCCGCCATTCGAAGCCGCGTCAGTCACTTCGAACAAACCAGCAGCCGGAATGTTGCCTTCGGCTGGAATGTCGATCTGATCGCCCTGCACGGGGATGACGCTGAATTCGTTATCGCGAATGTCCAGAATCGTTTCCTGATCCGACATCACCACCATGCCCGCGTCAGTCTGGATCGCGGTGCCACGCGTGTCATAGATGCCGCGATTGTAGTACGAGCCACTGAATCCGGGCTGCGACACCACTGGAAACACGTTGATGGGCCGCGCGAACGTGTCGAAGTTCGGCAAATACACCACCGTGGAGAAATCAATCGCCATGTGAATTTCACCACTTGATCTGGCTCAGCATCGCCGACATCCGCGTGACCAGCTTGTCGAACAATTCTTGCCGCAAGATCGGATGCTGCATCGCCGACTTGCGCAACATCGGCATCGACGACAGCACAGCCTTGCGCTTGGCAACCGGATGCGATCGATGCGGATGCGTTGCCTCATAAGTGCGCGAGCGCGGATAGATCATCGTCGAGGCGCTGACATCATTCGGCATAGCGCCGGTCGCCTCGGTCGCGGTCTCCGGATATTTCCGGCGCATGTCCTCGGTCTGCCAATCGGTCAGACCCTGCGGCATCTCCTCATGCGCAAACGTCTTGACGCGCTCCATCATCGTGTCGAAGCGTTGCTCCACCACTTCTGACTTCACTTCGATATTGAACATCAGACCGGGAATCTCATGTAGTGCGTGAGAATGCTTTCAATCGCCTGCAAGGTCGGCGACTTCGCACCGACCGATCGCAACAGGATCGCGTTGGGGTCGAAGAACGACACCCGTGCTTCCTTGTGGCTGACTTGCCGGATGCCCGCCGTCTGCGCCTGCATCATCCGGATGCGCTCTTCGCGGATCAGCATGATCACCGCATGCTTCAGCGGCTTCGGCGTCTCAGTCGGCAGATTGTAGCCGCCCCAGTAATGCACCACGACCGGATGATTCCAGCCCGCCGAGAACGCACCGCCGATCGAGATATTGGACAGCTTGCCGGAGGCTTGCTCCAGCTCGTAACCGTCCACCGTCAACAGGTCGCTGCTGCTGCCGATCGACACGCTGAGAATGTCTGCCGCCTTGACCGGCCAGTGCGACAGAAACAAGCGGCCGTTCTGCGTATCGCGCCACGTCTCGTTGACTTCCTCATAACCGATCGTCACGGTTGGATGCCGGTTGAGCCGTTCGGCAATCTCTTCCGAAAACGACGTGATCATCAACTGCAGCAACTCATCCTGCGACGTATCGGCCGCATTGATGCCAAGCCACAGCTTGGCTTCGTCGAGCGTCAACAGGTCCGTGCTGGTCGCTGGCGTCAAAACGTCGATCGTGATGTCGGCCATGGTCGTTGAACTCAATTTTGTCGATCTCGCCATTTTGGCGAGATCGACATTTGACGTCGCTAACCCACATCGTTCTGGAATTGCTCGAACAGGCCGCGCAGCTCCAGCGTCGGCCCGCGCGATCCGTCGCTCATCAGCGGAATGGCCACGAATTTTTCGCGATCGATGGTCCAGCCCTTGAGCATCAGCGTCTTGCCCGGCTCGCCCGGCAAGCCACGCTCGCCACGCTCGCCTTTCTCGCCCGCGATGCCGCGCTGACCTTGCCGCGCAATCATCTGCCAGCCTTCGCCCGGACACACGCCGGGCTTGTCGCGGCGCGCGATGAAGCTGCCGCCGTTCAACGCGACGATGTTAAGCTGCTTGTATTCGACATCCGGATCGTAGGTGTTGATCACCTCGGGCGAGATCGCGTCGTCGCCGCCCCGCGCGATGCACACCCAGTCCGCGCCCATGCCCGGCCGCTGGCTGGTGTCCTTCTGCGCCTGATAGGTGCTGCGCTCATGACGCACCACCTCACCGTCGTAGAACACGGTCTCGGGCTGCCACTGCTTGACAGGGGGAAGTCTGCCGGGGCGTCCATCCGCACCACGCTCGCCGCGCTCGCCGCGTTCACCGGGATCACCCTTCGCGCCAGTCAAACCTTGCTGGCCAACGACCGACTCGCCTTTCGGGCCGGGATCACCCTTGACGCCGGGAAAACCGGGATCGCCCTTCGCGCCGGGCAAACCACGCTCGCCGGGCAAGCCACGTTCACCGCGCTCGCCGGGCGGCCCCTGCGCGCCGATGACGAAATCACCGCGCGCGCCGGGCTCGCCCTGCAAGCCGCGTTCGCCCTGAAGCCCACGCTCGCCGGACGGGCCGGGATCGCCTTGCGGCCCCCTGTCGCCCTGCGCGCCCTGTAGACCACGTTCGCCGGGATTGCCTGTCCTGCCGGGCTCGCCGCGTTCACCGCGCTGGCCGGGTTCGCCACGCTCGCCGCGTGGCCCTTCAGGACCGATGAGGCTTAGTCCGTCTCGGCCGTCCTTGCCCGACGTGCCTTTTTCGCCTTGCGGCCCTTGGCTCCCCGCTTCACCACGCTCGCCTTTGACGCTGATGCCCGCGTCGCCTTTCTCGCCTTGGTCGCCTTTTTCGCCTTGCGGCCCTGCTTTGCCTTCGCTGCCATATCCGGTTTCTCCTCGTTCACCACGCTCACCGCGTGGCCCGGGATCACCTTGTAAACCCTTTTCACCACGATCGCCAACAGGACCGACGATGCTCGCGCCGTCGCGACCCGGCGCACCGTCGTGCACCGCCGCCAATCGCTCCATCACCATCGCCGTAAGATCAGCAATCTTCTGATGCGCCATGGTTTCAAGCGCACGCTCCAGCCCGACAACACGCGCGTTCAACTCGGCGATCGTGCGCGCCGAGTTGGCTTCGAACACCGCATGATCGCGCTCCCACTGACGCTGCTGCTGCGCCAACGCATCGCCCAATGCCTCGTGCCACGCCTCAAGTAAAACGTCGGCTGGCGCGGGAGGCGGCATCGAAAATGTTTCGGACTGCGCGCTTAACGTCATCGTCGGACACCTTGGTTGACGGTGCTGTCGGCTTCAAATCAATCG